CTGCACCATTCGTCACCACGTTGGAAAATGTGGAGTTGCCAATCGTGCCATACGAACCTTGCCCGCTGCCATACTGCGCGTTACAGATGGCGACACTAAACAATAAAACCAAAATAATCTGCTTCATTCTTTCCATAAAATTGTGTTTGTTAAATATGCGATTGTTCCCGATGTTCCGTTGGTGACTAGGTTATTTGGCAAAATCAGAGTGCCGTAACTGCCTTGCCCGCTACCGNATTGAGCGATAGCAGGCAGGCGGCATGACAGTAGAATCAATGCCATTAACCACCGCATTTTAGCCCTTAATGACAGGGTTGATAGCTCCAGAAGCACCTGCCGCTGTGTAGGTTGCTTGGGTGGTTGACCACGCGCAAATGCCGCCCATTACGTCTAGGCCGCGTCCAAGCGTTCCACCAAGCCCACCCTGCACAGCAAAGCTAATCAATGGGACTTCTCCACCTGCCAACGATGATTTATTGTCGTGATACTGCATATACAGCGTCCCGCCAGTATTGTTGAAGCAAAGAATGTCCATCAGCTTTTCAGGACGGATAGAGCCGTTTTCAGAAGTTAATCGCGTAGCTACACTAGCCGCGTTTCCAATGATGTGCGAAGCGTGATTCATGGGGCTTAATACATTTTACGGTTGGCTGCATCGCTCTTGAGTTGAGCAAATTCTGCATCTTCACCCTTGTCCACCTCTTCGGGTGTAGATTTGGTTTTGGCTGCTTCGGCGTCTATCGGCTTGCCGTTGATAGATTCAATGCTGACGCGAGCGTTATCGCCGTCAATGCTGATAACCTTGCCTTCCGCTTGGAATTGCACAGGGTCGCTCACGCTTGGGGCTTGCATCTTGTCATCTTCACCGGGCATCGCCAATGAAGCAAGGGGGACGACTACCTCCATGCCAGAGGACTTTTCCGCCTGCGTTTCAGGCATCGGTTCAGAGGGCATATCGCCCATTTCTTCGGGTAAATCAGTCATAAAATTGTTTGGTAATTGGAGGAGGCGGGGATAATACCGCCCCCTCCGTTGTTAATCCAGCCTCACAGGGCTAGTTTATTATTTGAACGTGGTCTGCACACGGCTGGCGACAACGTGCGGGACATCCGACGGGTCGCTCGTAATCTTGAGGATTGAGCCGTAATAGGACTTCCATGCACCCACCACACGCTGATTGTAGGGGTCGCTCTTGTCCGGCTGGTCGAGGATAACGATTTTCGGCGCGGCAGGAGAACTGCCCGCTTTCTTGTCGCTAATCAACACCGTGCCAAACGCATCATCACCAATGTAAAGGTTGGTGAAGACACCACCAGACGCGCTGTATGTGCCGTAACCGCCAGCAGCTTCCTGCCACGGATTCGTGGATTCAATCATCGCACCGCCGTCCAACGTCAATTCTTCCCACTTGTAGAGGGCAGAGTTGTCGCGGTATTGGAACGCACCCACCAGAGTCGAGTCTTGGCGAATGTCAAACATGACCTGCGGGGCAACAATGACAGGATACACCTTGCCATCCGGCGGTTTCACGTCGTTAGCGCGTAACTGCGTCAACGCACGGATGTGTTCCAAGCGGGTGAATTTCGCCTGCGCGGGCTGCAAGCCAGCGAGGGTGGCGAAGTCATTCGCGCTGTTGCCAGTATTCACAACGCCAGCGAAGCGTTCAAAATACGGAGCGGTGGACACGCCGTAGGTGGCGTTGGAGTTATACAGGGTGGTTTGCGCCGCACCCAAGCCCAATGCTTTCGCAAGGTTGGTCGTGGTCGCATTGCCCATGATGGAGTTTGTGATGATTTGGTCGTAGTCGAGAGCCGCGTCTTGACCAATCGTTTTCATGTAGATACGAAGGGTGTCCAACACGTCCGTCGCTTCCGCGATGTCGGAAATGCTGAAATCGTCTCCACGTTGGTTGAGGTAACAATCGAGCGAGCCGACACCGACTTGGGTGTTCTGCAAGGTTGTCACGCCTTCCGTGAGGTTGACGACGTTGCCCTTCGCGGCTTTGCGGGCGCGGAAGAAGCGAACGGCTTGAGTGCCTTTTGCCGGAGCGGTTTTCTTGTCGGCAAACTGTTCCATGCGGAGTTGGTATTCCAGAGTGCGAAGCATCTCGCGCTCCAGATACACTACTCTGCGTTGGGCGAAATCTGCCGGATTCGTTGTAGTTGCTAATGCCATAATGTTTTCCTATTGGTTATTTTCGGAGCATTGATGCTTCCGCCCGCAAACTCTCATAGAGTTCGTCTTGCGACATATCGGAAAGAGGTTTCTCTCCTTTAGGTGCGCGAGCCACGCCTGCTGCGGGTGTCGGACTCGTCAATGCTTCGTATTCTTTTAATTTTGTTTTGAGACTTGTTAGCTCTTTCACCATCGCAGGCACACGGTCAGCGGCAGACTTGAGCGTTGCTCGCTCGGCACAAAAGTAAATGAAACCCGGCAATTTAGCTACGGAAGGGTCAGAGGCCGTCATCTGCTTGTAAAACTCTGCCGCCTCACGTTGGACGGCTGAATCTTTCTTCGCAAATTCAGGGAAATCAACTGCCGCCTTGTCAATCCACGTTTTCTGGTATTCCACAAAACGCTCTTGTTGTTTTTGCAGATTAACAGGGGGATTCTTGCGAATATGTTCAGCGGCATTGTTCGCCCGCTTGACATCTTCCTTCAATACAATCACTTCCTGATTGAGTGCTTCTGCCTTGTCAAAATCACCTGCGGCTTCGGCTTTGATGGCTTCGGCTTCTTTGATGGCGATTTGACCTTGCAGCTTCTCTGCAAACTCAACGTATTTCTCCGGCGTCGGCCTGGTTGATTCCTGCTCCGCTTTGAACTGCTCCATTTCGGCGTTTAGTTGGGCAAGTTTGGCTTGGTAAGCCTTCTCCTGCTCTGCCTTCGCGCTTTGGATGGTTGATTCCTGTTGCTTGATTGCATCCCAACGGACGAGTTTCTTCCCTAAATCAGCAGAGTATTTGCTCTGCGTTTGCTTTAGGAACGCGGCAAACTTCTTCTTGTCGTCGTCCGTTAAGGTTACTGGCTGTTCTTTGACAGGCTTTTCTTCCTGCTTATCAGCCTTTACTTCTTCTGCTTCTGACGGTATGCCCGCAGGTTCAGAGTCGGCATTTTCTTCCACCTTTTCAGGCTTGGCCGCTTGGTCGGCCTGTTCGTTCAAGTCGTCTTTCGGTTCAGGTTTCGATTCTAGCCCTATCTCTTTGGCTTGTTCAGCCTCCAATTCAGCTAGTCTATCAATCGCTTCTTGGTCTTTGGACGTTACCGTATAGGTTTCGGATTGTGCCATATTTATGCGTAGGAGAGTTCTTCATTAACGGGGACTTGACCTTCTCCCAAAGTCGCATCCTCGGATGTTTCACCATGCGCGGCAGGTGACACCGAAATCGTAGCCAGCCCTTCTAACCAGTTGAAGGCGTTGCTCATACCGCCCGAAAACTTCGGGTCGCCTTCACCTTGACAAGCCTTGATACAAGCCGCTGCTTCCATAGCGCGAACTCTGCACCACAACGCTTGCCCTGTCGGGGACTGTAAAAACTGTTTCCATCTAGCGGCATCCTCCAACGTCCAGTCCGGCGCGGCAGGCATAACCAATAATGGCTTTGGTTGTTTATGTTGTTTTTTCCAAAACATTAACGATAAAGAATTAAGGCATTACGTCCACGTTGTCAACCACGCGATAGAAAAAACCGTTAGTGAAACCGTCCCGCTTGCTATACGGCTTCCATTTTGGCTCAATTCCCATGAACTCAACCGTCTTTCCGTCAGCTAAAGCCTTGTTCAGCCCCTCCTCATTTAAGAAGTTCTGCACAATGCCCTTTGCTGGCTCTGGTTTGACCGTAGGCGCGTCTTTCTTCTCTGGTGGTGTCTTGACTGCCTTCGGCTTGTCGGAAGCCTTATAGACGTTTTTAGGAAGGCGATTGCCTTTGAGTTCGGAAAGTTTGTATTCCACAGGAACGGTAAGCCCAGATTCAAACAAGCTGTTCTCCCATAGGATAACGATGTCTTTGGTTTCGGGGTCTAACGCAATTCCGTGAACGGTGGAGTTCTTCGGTAAGGCTTCTACCAACTCGTTAATCGTCGTTGGCAACTTGGACGTGAATTTACTCATTTGTTTTACTTTAACGATAATAGTTTATTCTGCAAGCACAATTTCAGGTTCGGGCAATTCCATATCCGAGAAATGGATTCCTTCTTCCGTTTCCGTATTGATTTCGCGGATAATGGCAGCTAACGATTCTACGTCGGCATCGCAGTTATCAGGGAGTTCGTCAGCTAATTTGTTCATATTCTCGGCTACTTCCGTTGGGGTGTTGCCGATTGCCACCAACCAGCCTACGTCGCGGTAGGAGTTGAACTGTTCGGATTCAAACATCTGGTCTGGCATGAACCATTTCTTGTTTCCTACGTTGCAGCATTTGGACGGACGGAAATTCTGGGATAGGCTATCAGGGATTACAAGGGATTCCCAAGCCCCGCGTTCCCCTGACAAGCTAATCAGACATTCTGCGCTGAACTTGCCTGCGGGGATAGGTTCAACCAATTCGCCCTGCGCTCCGTGATAAACAATTTCAGGGAAGTTCTTCCACAGCATTAACTGACTGTTCGTTGAGGGAAGTCCACCACGGCAGGTAGCGTCAATGAAGAAGTCGGCATCATCTGTCACCCTGACTTCCATACTCCACTGACAGCGATACTGCGATTCCTTCATGTATGGGGAGAGTTTCTGCATGATAGGCAGCAGTTGTTCCGGCATATCTTTTTGCCGTGTAACCGATGATAGGTAAGCCGCGTCTTTGGCTTCAATACCGTGAAGCATCAGGCTAGGCCATTGTCCGTCAATGCAGTAGGTATCAGCCCCAATTTCCAACTCGGTTTCAATTTTCGGAAAGCAGATGAATTTGATATGTTCTTTCAATCCACCAAAGCGGAAAGCCCATACGTCCAATAGCTTTTCATCCAAGTCGTAGCTGCGGAAGTGTTTGGTTTCAAATGAACCCCTAAATTTGCTCATTTTAATCCAGATGTCTTTTTTGTCTTTGAGGAAAGCCCGCAAGTTGGTGATACCGACAATAATTTCATGCGGCGGCACGTCTAGCCCTAACTCCTCTAATTTCCCCAAGAAAAACACTCGGTCAGTTTCCAAAGCCATTCCAGCCCCACTCCCCCACACAAAGAAACCTTGCTTGCGGAGTTCCTTTTGCAGTCCCATGTGGTAGATGTCGGGGAATACAAAGCAATCCACCTTGTCTTTGATGTTCCACAAGTCCGGCGCACACTCAAAATCAGGGTAGCCGTCACCGATGATAGCTTCGTCCATGATAGGATAAGCCTTCATCCAGCTTGGGTTATGGTAATAAACNTTCGCCCCGCTGTCAGCTAACCGCTGCGCCACAGGCAGAAATGCTCCGTGGTCAACAACGCAAAAGGTTTTGGTCGAAATGCTATTCATCGTCATCTTCTTCGTCAGCCCAACCTTCGGGACTTCTTAAACTTTGGGTCGCGCTTCTTGCGCTGTTCTTCGTCATATTGTTTCTTGCTCATTCTTGCCGTCTTTACCGTAACGGCGTGTATCAAATTTGATACGCCTACCATTTTGGCAAATGCACTCATACGTTTCTCATCGTTCATAGCATCTTCATGCCAANTTCCGGCGCGGGTTTCATTGCCGGACGGCGCGGAGCTTGCGGAGGAGCTTGCGGCGGCATCCCTTGAGGCTGTTGTTGCTGTTCCATCTGCTTCATTTGCATGACAATCTGCTTAAAGGCTTCGGGTTGCAGCTTTTTGAGATACATCAAATGCTGTTGCAACCGTTCAAATAACCGCTGCTTCTCCACAAGCGTTGAGGGCGTCCCCATCTTCCCTGCGGCGTCCATCCATTGTAGAATGACTTGGGCGCGGGTAAGGTGGTCTTGTTGAGGTTCAACTGGGATTGGGAAACTCGGACGGTTAGGGCCGGGGCAGATGTCGTTGATGATGGTAGATTCGTCAGCCGCTTCACTTGCTTGCTTCTGTTGTTGCGGGATAACGAGCTTTTTAATCAAACGCGCATCGTCTGCCGACAAAAACTCTCTTACCAACTCGTCTTGATTGACATTCGGCGCACCTTTCAAGGCTTCAAACCGTTGCGCGGCTTTCTGTAACCGTGCGTTCTTGTCCCAATCATCCGTCGCACCTCCACAGTGAATGACGTATTCCCCATGCAACGCATCTTCCGGCAAGGTTTGCAGGTTGTCGCTGATAAAATACGACAATTCTTTGCGTTTGTATTGCAGCATCAGCCCCCAATCATGGGCGTAGAGCTTGGATAAGTCGTCACGGAAGATTGTCCCTTCGTTGGTCTGCCCGATTTGAGCAATACNAGAGGCGACACTGACTTCTTTCGCCGTGCGTTTAGAAGAACGCCCAAATTGGTTATGTCCTGTTATCCCCATGTCGGGGGTTTGTGCCGATAGCTCGGACTCCATTCGGGCGAAATTGATTTCTTGGTCAAATGAAACAGGTGGGGCAGAGTAAATCGCGGGTTTAACGCCCGGTGGCAGCACTTCGCCCGGTGCTAGACGATAGTTNGCCGGATTCTGCACCCCTACTTCGGAAGTATATTGTGGCGTGTTCAGGAAGGTAATAGCGTCTGCCTTTGCGTTCCACACTTTACAAGCGTAGATTTCATTGTCGGCAATTTTTTCAGCGACACCTCGCGGGGCATACCAGCCTTCATCCTTTACTTCCGCCACAAAAGAGAAAAACGGAGCAGACACCCTGCCCCCAACCTTATACGGCACTCCATACGGCTTGCGTATCTCAATGTCCACCGCCACAGGGCAGTAGGAATACACCGTAATCCCGCCCATTGTCCGAACGTAATGCTCCCAAACGATGATAGTATCACTTGAATTGCTGTGCGTGAAGCCTTCGCGGAGTTCTTTATCCAGTTGAATCAGGTCAAAGTCCCTGCCTCGTTGCGTCCGTAAGCGGTCTGCCGCGTCTGCCCCACCACACAGCTTCTTCAACACTCCTTCGTCTATCCCATTCCCATCCTGATAGTTCTGGCAATAGCGTCTGTCCATCTTGAACTTTGCCACGTTCATTTGCCGGACATGAACCCATTCGTAAGCATCATCAAAGTCATTCACATCATCCGGCATCAGCAGGTAAAGCGGGTCAACATTTTCATGGACTATCTTGTAATTGTCAAAGGGGTCAACGTAAGCCTTAATTATCCCTCTCCCTCTCAACCACATGGTATCTACCGCCGTCTGCATCACCCTTAACAGGTTACTACGATGTTTCAACTCAAAGGAAAAGTAATCAGCAGCGGNTTCGCTCAACTCGTTCCGCTGTTCTTTCATGGAAACAAACTGACACAGGCGGGGTTGGCTGAAAACACTTGCTAGGGTGAAAGCTTTCTTCTGGTTAATCTTCTCGTCCACTAGCTTCAAATGGAGGTCGGCGGCTTGGGGGAAAGGTTTGTTGCGTCGGCGCAATCCATCATGGCGCATCAGCCACCACTTACGTTGGCGTTGCTCCCACACTTGGCGGTCAGAGATAATACGAAACCCTTTGCGAAATAAATCAACAGCACTCATTGGTTATCTTGTTTGTTTCTGCGAATCAGCTTTAACGATATAGCAGGGAATTTGTTTTGGCAAAAAGTATTTTCCACAAACCAATTACACAGGCAATCGTCCTTGATAACGGCAACCACCGTCATTTCTGGTGAACCACTCAACAACTCTACCACATCCCCTACTTTCACAAGCAAGCCTCCGCAGGTAATACGCCGCTCGGTCTATCATCTTCTGCCCCACGTTGTAGCCAGCTACGGTCAAATGTTTCCTCCTGCTGTCCTAGTAGGTTAAACGACTTNCGGCTAGTCGCGGGCATCATCGCCCCTAGAATCGCGTCAGCTTCGTCAGGGGAGCTTATACCGCGTCTTGCCATGTCCTCTTTGGCTTCAATCTGAAACTTGCCTTTACTGTTACGGCGTAGTGTCCGAGTNAGTATCTGACTGCGAAAGTCGTCGTCGTCGGGGATGATTATATCACGTTTCCGAATCCTAGCCGCACCTGTCCCCCATACTTCCGATATGGCGTTAGCGTATTCATGGTCGTTCACCGTCCGGCTCTGCCCTGTGAACCTATGCAGTTCAAAGCCCATTTCTCGCAACCTGTCTGCCATTGGCTTCCCTGCTCCGCTTGCGTCTATGCTCACTTCTTGGGGTTGCAATCCAATGGAACGCTCAAGTTTCTTGATAATCGCTATGATTTCACCCACTGTTGCCATTTCCGAAGCCTCTACCCATCGTTTTTCAATCCAAACCTTGTTGCCATGTCTTACGGCAAACACGTTCCTGTCCACCCCTCCGGCTACGTCAACAAACGCATGGCGGTCATTAAATCCCTGCTTGTAGTCGGGCGGTGAGGCGACACAGGCGTTGAACTCTGACAAGCTCAATAGGGCGTTGTCCACCTTCATAGAGAACTCACCAAACACGTTGGACTGCACGAAAGGATGGTCTTTGCCTCCATACTTCTGTATCTTACGTTCCACACTAGCAGGGTCTATCCACCATCCTTCAGTAGTTAAACACTCCGTCTGGGGTAGGTGGTGATGGGTGTAAAACCTGTGCAGCTTGCTCTCAATGTCGTAAAAGTTGCCTGTTGGGTCTAGGGGACTGCCCATGACTAGCAGGTAATCAGGGTTACACCTATCCTCTACGCCAGCGAACACACCCGGAGTCACCGCCGCCGCCTCGTCTATAATCGCTACAAGGGGCATCCCTGCGCGTTTGTGGAAGCCCTGCGCGAAGCCTTCGTCTCTCGTAGAGAAGCCAACGTATCTATCCAGCCCACCGACTTTAATTGTGGAGTCTAGGAACTGCCATCCGGGGAACANATGGGAGTAGCTCTTTAGGTGGGGAATCAACTGTTGCGCTACCTGCATCCACACACCCGCCGTTGATATGACTTGCGCGTTTANNACTTCGATAGCNAACAANATGGCCGGAGCAGCCACGCTNGCCGTCTTTCCCACCTCGTTACCACAACGGAATGCCACTCGGCTAGTCTTACGATGGCTATAAGGCGGGAACAAGTCGTCCAGAACCGCAGCTTGTTTCGGGTGAAGCTTAATCCCAAGCCTATGCTTTACCCAATTAGAGGGGACAGCTAAAGCTTTCGCCGCTATCTCTAGCTCCTCTTGGCTAGGTTCGTCGTTCATCGCTTGTAGAACTCCTTGTTCACAGCAGCCACTAACATTGTGACAGGATTAACGGCGTCGCCGGATAGTTCAACTTGGTCTTTGACCTTCCCATAGCCGCGTTCAGTCAACCATTCGGCGGCTTGCATCCTGTCTTTAGTAGAAGGAAGATTGCCGTCCGGCTGCACATC